TAAAGTTATTTGAATCAACTTCAGTAACAACATAATTTGTGTTTGAGTTAATTCCTGTAATTTGATCAACATTATATGAATATTGAATAATTTCTCCAGATTTATATCCATGATCCTTGATATTAATTTCATTAAGAGCTGTGTTAATTCCTGTGGCAGAAATTATGGTTCTTTTCTTATTTTGGTAACCAGAACCTGTATTATCAACTATAATATTAGATACGATTCGTTTTTTACCAACAGATTCAAGAGATTGCACACCAACTCCAAACCCTGATAGGATTACTGTGTTTAAACCAACATTTACTGCCTCAGTTTCTGACTTATAGAGTTTTACAGTAGAAACACCAACAGTATGAACATAATAAATCGCATCTGTTGAAATTCCACCAACTGCTGTTTGCCCAAATGTCTTATAAATGACTTTTTCACCATTTCTGAACTTATGGAAGGTAGAAAAACCAATAGTGCTATTGGTTATATCAACACGAGCAGAATCTGCAGTAGCATTAAATGAAACTGAGTGTTCTATCTCTTTCGTATTAACGCTAGCTCTTGCTCCCTCTCCATTACCACCACTTATAGTAAGAGTTGGATGAGAAACATAATCAAAACCTGGATCTTCAATATTAATACCTATGAGAGCTCCCTCAACAGCACATATTCCAGTTGCACCTGAACCAATATTATCTGATATGTGTAAAACGGGAGGATTGATTACATCGTAACCTATTCCTTCCGATGCAATATCAATATTTTTAATAGTTCCATAATAAACTGCTTCAGTTGATTTATAATTTAAAATTTCAACACCATTGACTAAAATACCTGTTCTATCTCCTGGTCCAGTAACAAAGTTCCCATCCTCATTAACAGGATTTTTTATTTCTTTTAATAAAAGTTGATGTTCAACATCTTTATCATGAAAATCAAGATATTCTAAAGTATTGGAAGTTACAATACCTGATACTGAAACAAATGAATTATTAGATATATTAGCTGGACTTGTAGCAAGTTGAAATTGGTTTTTATTTAACCTTTTTACAAAGAAAACACCCTCATTCATCTCAGGAAACTTACTTACCACTTTTGTAGTATTTCCAAGAAAATCTTTTGTTTCTATATTGAAAGGACTGTAGTAAACAGCATCTCCTGTATAATAACCATGATCATTTATATCTAAAATTGTAAATTCAGATCCACTATACTCTCCATTTAATATAATTTTTCTATCATAAAAATTTAAAGGAGAATTGTGATAATTTGGAATAGAAGAAGAGGTTACTAAAAGATCTTGATTAAATCTTACATACGCATTTTGAACATTAGCAAAATAATTATCAATATATGAATAATCGCTTAAAGATGAATTTACATCTGCTCTTAAAATTTTTCTTTCAACTGAATATTTGCCACTTGAAATATTTCCTTGACCTTTAATAGAAAAACTATAGTTGCTTATAACCTCACTTACTGTAGAATCCTGAGTACTACCAAGTGTATCAATAACAGTGACTTTATCACCTAATCTAAAGTTATTTTCACAATAAGTAACCAAAGTGTAAGTGAAATCAGATTCATCAACTAAAGTTATAGATTCTACATCATATTTTATGGCAACATTATAAAACCAATTCTCAGTCTTAGGACTTGAAGTAGTTATTCCTAAAGACTTTATAGAAACAGTATCATTATTATTAAAATAATAGGTATCATCAGGAATTTCTAAATCTGCTAAAACTCCCGTAACCCTCATGGAAACCTTAGTGGTGGTTCCTAAACCAACATATCCATAAACGTCTGTATTTAATCTAATATTCTCTTTTGAGTTAATAGAAGTTGTAAGACCAACAGTTGTAGTATTAGCTAATCCAACATCAAAGAATTGATTTATTGATTTAGATCTATATGTTAGAATTCCTGTAACTCCAGTTCCATAGGTTGCATACAATTCTCCCGCATTAGGAAAACCTATGGTGGAATCTACATCTATTACACTAGAACCTATAGATACTTCGGTTATTACTCTTGTATTGGGATGAACTATAAATTCTCCATATACAGTTCCTTTAAGAGGAACATCTCTTGCATAACCATAATCAAGATTTAATTTATAAAAATCAGAATTGCCAATAGAGATCTTTTCTATTCCACTAATAGGAGCATAGGCTGCATCTAAACAATAATGATCTCCAAAATGAACTTTATCTTGATATAAGGTGTTATTTAATAAATCAAGAGGGTTTCCCTGAATAGATTCAACAACTAAATCTTTCGTTACTCTATAATCAGCATCAGAAGGTCTAAAAAGAAATTCTCTTGGTTTTATTACATCTACCTTTTCACCATATAAAGCTCCAAAGAGAATATTGTAAGATTCATCAGTACCTTTAGTTTGATAAAAATCTTTTGATCTTGAAATAAACAGTCTTTGATTTAAATTAACATCTAAAGTCCTATCTTCAAAACCTGGTGAAATTTGATTTTTTAGTTTTAGTAAAAATCTATTAAAAAGTAAAGCACTTAAATTTTTAACTTTACTACCCTTCTCATGAGGATTAATATCAGATTGAGAAAAGGTTAATTGATCAGCCGTACCATAGGAAGTGACACCACTAAATCCTCTTACGCATCCAGTAAATGTAGTATTAGTTTTTTCCTTATATAATATTATTTCATCATCAATTTGTATTAAACCATCTCTAGCAGGAAACTGATATGTTCCCAGAATATCTTGATTAAGATCAAATGTAACTGTAATTGTAGTGTCTTGATATCCAACTGCACTTCCGAGCTCTGTCTCTTGGGAATTATTAGTTAAAGATTCTAATTTTAAATATTCATCAATATTTTGAATTACGTCAGCAGAAGCTCCAGGATATTCTTGTGAAGTATAATACTCCTTCAGAAATTCCCCTAATAAAGGAAAATCCTCCTGTACAAAAGAAGGGAGTTGATTCTCAACTATATTTTGAATCTGTACTCTTTGGAGATCTGTTGATATCATTTTTTGTATACTTTGATCTTAGTAAGAATATGAGAGTTAGTAACCACCATAACCGCCGCCACCGCCGCCAGAGGATGAACCACCGCCAGTAGAGGGGGTGCTAGGGGTGCTAGGAGTCGAAACAACGGTTGCTGATGATGTAGAGGGAGTAGAGGTGGTTGTAGTGGTCATAGGTGTAGATGTCGTATCAGTCGTACCATTAGTGGCAGTAAATATAGTGTCATCAGGAATATCACAAGTTGTAGATCCTGGAACTACTTTTTGTCCTCTAACTAAACTACCATTTGCATAACTAGGTGCAGATGTAGTTAAATCACCAGAATCCGATATAGCATTAATATTCACATTTTCCATTGGTAGTTGAATATACAAATCATGAAGCCCTAATACATCATTAGAGCGAGGAATGGCAGATACTTCAACAACTGGGAATCCTTTGTTAAGAACTGTATTAGTTATATTGATTGGAGAAAGCTTAATTTCACCATGTTTGTAATCAACTGTTCCAATTCCTTCTTTTACGATTATCGCTTGATTAGACGCTTCTAATTGTATCAACATTATTTGCCCATTATCTTTAGATCCAGTATCTGGTTTATCAGTGAGATATACAACACCAGAAATTCCATCTACATTAAATCCAGATGACTTAATGTTAAACCCTTCACAATTTTTGGCAAAAATACCATTTCCAAAACAAATTTCATATTCCGCAAAACTATTTAACGCTGCTCTCAGATCTCTTCTTATAACAATGGTCGTAATATTAGAAGTTACAGCATCGCTACTCCTATCAACCATGCAAATTAGTTGACTATACTTAAATCTACCACCAAATTGATTCATTTCTGCAGATTTAGCGTATTTTGCAAGATTCGCAGAGATGAGACTGATGAGATCATTAGCTGATCCAATTAAATTGGAGTTATAATAAGCAGTTATGTCTAATTCAATGTATAAAAACTTTAAATCTGTGATTTCTACGTCAATTCCTGAAATAGTATAATTTTTAAGTTGTCTTTTTATATTATTTTTGATCTGATCTGACAAATAAGGACCACTTGTAGGTTTAATACTTACAAAAGTCTTACCATATTGAGGTGGAGTTAAAGTTTCTCCCCCAAATGCAGAAACTGACTCAGTTTCAGCATACAATGTTGGAATAATTGCTTCAAAATCAGCAGTTGTTACAGCTCTTTTCTGAGATGCATAGATTCGAGGAGCATATTTCTTAATTGACTCTATAGATTGGATATTTTGACCTAAAGAACTACTAACAAGTGTAGTAATTAAAGAAATTCCACTACTAATAGTTGTATTATCTCGTGTAGACGTTAATTTTCCACTAAAATTGAAGTTTTGAATGCCATTTCCAACTTCACCATTGGTTACTAGATACGAAACCTCAATAAAACTAGGTGCTTCCAACTTTCTACCGAAAATTCCATCACCAAATATCAATTCATACCTTTCACCTTCCACTTCTTGACAAAAATACACAGGTGAATCACCATTTATCTCAAATAAACTATCAGCTTTAGTATATTTACGAGTTACAGTCGAAGATTCTGATGGTTTTACTATAACTCTGATTGTAGAAAGGTCAATTCCACTATTATCAAGAACAAAACGTTGATTTGGATCAAAAGAATTTACTACAAATGTTTGTGTAAGGTAAATTCCCTCGTAAATAGGAATATTATTAAACGCTGCTTCACTACCTGAGACTGGAACTGTAATATCATCAAGCACTGCAAAGGTATAACTCTCATTTGCAAAGGCATTTGATGATGCAACGATACCTTTATTCAAAGTTATTGTCTGTGGTACATCTACATAGTTACTTGTATCAACAAAAAAGGAAATATTAGCTTGTGATGCTCTTTTAGACTGAGGAGTATATCCAATATTATTGGCCAGTGAAACAACATTCTCTCTTAATGTTGCACTATCGATAAAAACTTCATTCGATACCATATTGGCATTGTATGAAGTGATATATGTATTGTATGCAAGGACATCAATAATGGTTGACAGGTTAGATCCGTCAAAATCATAATCCGTAAAATTGGAATTAGATCGAAGGTAATCTTTAATTGATGTTTTTATCTGGTCAAAGTCCAGATTTGCGAAATTAACTAGGGGCATTATCTTGTTGGCTGTAATGCGAATGATAACTGTTGTGGTTCTGCCTCTATTCCAACTATTTCATAACGAATAGTAACATCAAATTCATATGCATCAGGATTGGCAGATACTCTTGTAGACAATAATTTAACTCTAGGTTCATAATTTTTAATTGTATTTTCAATTTCACTCTTTACTGATGATGCCGTAATGTCATCAACATTTTCAAATAGTAATTCATTTACTCTTGAACCTAAATCATTATTAAAAAATCGCTCTCCAGGCGAAGTAAGCACTAGATTGCGAATAGAACGGGCTATAGCAGTCTGATTTTTAATCGCAATAAGGTCATCAGTTAACGGATTAACCTGAAAGGACATACTTATATCCTTAAATGACCTACTTATGCGTTGGACAGGCACTCTTATACGGCAAATATATCTTTATTTAGCACCCTAATCTATCACTTCATAGATTTCATTGTCCTCTATCTTTTCATAAAGGTCATTTGTTACTTTTTTATCTCTTTTTTTAGGAACTATATCATCATTTGCTATCTCACGTAGCATTTTCTGGTACTGGTGGTTAGGCAGATTGTCTAAAAAGTCGTGCATTTTCGTATTCCCACTAAAAAAGGGACTCTAGGAGTCCCTTCTATTTATTTTCCTTGGCCACGGTAGCGTTTCTTTGCCCTATTTCGAGAGGAGGCGGCATACTTAGTATGTTTCCCCCTTCCTTGACGAGTTTTTTTGGGCGTTGCTTCGATGATTTCGCCACCAAGAGCACTTCTCATTGCCATTTAGTTAACCTCCATAGTAAAAACGAGACACGACGGTTAGATCACACGAGTTTTTTCGTGACCAACACGAATCCGAGGATCGCACCAGATCTTATAGCCTGCATCAATTGCATCTAAACAGAAACTTACGTCCTCTCCACACATATCCTGAACTGCTCCAGACTCAAACTGTTGCATCTTTGGAGCAAACCAAGGATATTCCATTTTCTTATCCTCGAAGACTCCATTCTTAATCATGACCCAACCGAAACCTGTGTAGTCAACGGTGAATGGTTTCTTACGCTTGGTGATTGACTCAACAGTTTCGTGATTCATCACTCCACCGTTCTTGCGGAAGTCGTCTTCTTCCAACCAATGTGCAACTGAGGTAGTCATGCCATCTTCTGTTGCATACCAACCACCGCAGATCTCAGCTTCCTCTTTCTCGGAATCTTCTGCAGGTAATGCAAGATCGCACAGTTGCCAGAACTTATTAGAGTCAAAGACAATATCCGAGTCAATCCATAGTTGGTAATCATACTCTAGTTTACCATCCCAAGGTAACTGATCAGGACCACGAAGTACATTCGCACCTAGACACTTACATCTTGCGAAGTTAACCATTGATGAGTAGTCTTGTGAGATCTGAATACTCATTCCATTTTGTACCATGTCGAAACACATCTGTACAAATGCTTTTAAGAATATAAATGAACAACCTCTACCAGGTAAACAGAAGACAATCTTCTTACCTTTCATTCTTGCTTTGATTGCATCATAATCCCAATCAGGTTCTTTAGCCTTCTTGGGAGGGACTGTCTTAACAGTAAATCCTTTTGCCATAGCGTTTTGTAATTACAATTCAATTATACATCGATATTATGTATATGTCAATATGAATCTTCTTCCCACATTGGTGTTGGGAGAACCCTACCTGGCCCACCAACGCCGCACTTAGGGCCTAACTTGATATATGATAAGTCTCTCTCTGTATAATCTGTTTTAAGTAAACCAACCATTACCTTTAACATCTCCCATGTACATTCAAACTCTTCTTCAGGGAGATTTGCATAAAGACATCTATCTTGAGCGTAGATATGATAGGTGGTTTCGTCGTACATAACGTGGGGTCGTCCTTCACCTATTATATATCAATTTCAACATAATTGCAAGAAGGTAAAAAGGTAGTTAATGAAAACTTTATGGCGGGGTTTT